TGGTCGATGAGCACCCGGCGCAGGCCAAAGCCAGCAGGGCCGCCTTGCCGAAAGCCCATCTCGATCAAGCGGCACTGGCCGGCGAAGACCTTGGCGGAGAGCTCGCGGCTGTATTCACCCGCCATGGCGCGCTTGACGCCTTTGACGATGGTCGAGACGGGCGAGCCATCGTTTTCAAACTGCTCGGCGACGTAGGCGACGTGGATGTCCTTTTTCTTCAGAACATATTCGTGGAATGCTGCCTCGTCCACATCTTGGAAACGGCCCCAGCGACTGACGTCGTACACCAGCACCAGATTGAAATCGGTGTTGCCGGCGGCGGCATCGGCCAGCAACTGCTTCAGTCCGGCGCGGCCCTCCAGTGACAGGCCGCTTTTGCCCTCATCGGCGTACGTGCGCACGATTTGGATATTGCGCCGCTGGGCGTATTCGGCAATCTTGTCAGCCTGGTTGTGCGTGGAGTACTGCTGATGTTCGGTGGACATGCGCACGTACTGGGCGGCGCGAATTGGGGTGGTTTCTTGGTCTATCGTCATGATCTTCCAGTGCTTTTTGCTTGGGACCATGTTTGCTCTGCTTCGCGAGCGGTATCAAGGCATTCAGCGCAGAAAGAGGGGAAGAAGTCGAAGATAGTTTCGAAGATCGGCGAAGGTGATCAACCGGCCTTGCGCAGCCGCCCAGCGTCGATCTGCATCGGAACTAGTTTGCTGAGGATGTCGAGCAAAATGAATGCGCGTCGCTCGGCGTCTGCAGTTTGGTAGATCGCATCGATTCCGGCGAACGGGCCATCGGTGATGACCACCGAATCGCCGCTGGTAAACAAGGCTTCGGCTGGCAAGGCCTGCTCCCGCTGGCGTAACAGGTCAACCAGCGCGTCATCGACCTTGGCCGCCCGAGCCCCGAAATGCACCAACTGGCTCACCCCCACGGTGGAGCGGATCGGCGACCAGCTTTTGCCCTGGTCGCTGCTGTCCAGCCGGATGAACAGGTAGCGCGGAAACATGGGCTCGGTGGTGACTTCGGCCTTGCGCCGTCGGATCCGCTCGATGCGCATCTTCGGCAAATAGCACTCGTAGCCCTGGCGCTCCAGATTAGCCAGCGCGACATCTTCTTGGCGGGGTTTGGTGTGGACCAGGTACCAGGCCGTGGTCGGGGACGTGATGACGGTCAGCGTGGGTGGTGCAGGTGGTGGCGATGGCGCCGGTATTGAATCAGTGCGCGCGACTGCCTGCAGTTCCGACACTTCAATGGCTGGCAATGTCGGTGCAGCGGGTTTGGTCGTCGATGGCTCAGCTGCTGGTGTTGCAACTGGCACCGTGGCCGTAGCTGCTGGCGGCGCCACCTGCTGAAGGATCGGCGACAACTTCAATCCAACGGTTTCCGCCATTGCCCGGAGCAGCGCCAAAGGCCGATCACTGGCCAGCACTTGCTCCATCAGCATCACCGCCTCGTGCCGTTCGATTTCCTGTACATCTGCCAACAAGTAGTGAATCGACAGCCCCCGTTGCACGATCTGCGGCCCGATGCCGCGTAGCCGCAGGTCCTGCAGTTCCCGAGTGGTCAGCCCCATGCGGTCGGCGACCTGGACAGCGGTCAGTATGGTGGGCGTGCTGCCGGGCGATTTGGCGTCATGTGCTTGCATGCTCCAATGAAGGCGCTGTTCGTAAGTAAAGCCAAGCGGGCGCTGCAATGTTCTGGCCCACAAACGAAAAAAGACCCCGCCTTCACCCACTACCCAGAATCGGGAGCAGATAAGGACGGGGTCTATGGTTTTGCGTTTGCTACTGCTGGCGATACAGCAGGAGGACGTGGTCTATCTGGGTGGAGTCTTACGAAATCCGTCACGTTCCCAGGGCCAGAAATCCACGCCATAGCGGTTGCGAATCTGGCGCACCATCTTCTTCGACAGCGTATCGGTGATGCGATCGATGAATGTCATCTGTTTCAGTGAATATGGGTCTCGCTTTTCGGCATCCCATTCGTAGGTCAGTCCTTCATGAAGCGCTATCATTTCAGCGCGCTCTTTCAGCACTGCCGAGGAATTGAACACCCAGTCGACAAAGTCGATCTCTTCTGACGTCCAGTGGCCCGCGGCTCTTTCAAGATAGTCAATCGCCCACTCCGGCCCAATCACGTTGCTGGCATGCCAGACCAGGTGCTCCGTCAACACCGAGCGCCCGGTCAATCCCTCCGCAATGTAGGGGTTCGCAGCGATGCCCCGCCTAAGGTAGGTGCAGGCCGCCACATAGTCCCCCTCCCGAAATGCGATCAACGCCGCCTGGTACCAGTGCGCCGGTGAATTGGGCGCACCTTTGAGGTATTCCTTCATGGCGGCCTTGTGGTCGCCCTTGAGCAAGGCGATATCGCCCAGCAGGAAACGTACGCCAATGTTGTCCATGGGGCACCAGGCAAGCATCTGCTTGGCCAGCGCCATGGCGGCTTCGCCCGCTTTTTCTTTGTCTGGTCGGTGCATCAATCCAAGCAAAGTGCCATGGGCCACGCGCAGGAATGACCGGTTGTCGATTTCACCCCAGGAGATCTGACCTTTGAAGCCTTTGGGGATCATGGCCTGCGCCAGCTTGAACGCCCGTTCATACACCTCGGTGGCTTCATCCTGCAGGCCCAAGGCCCACAGCCGGTTGGCGATGAAATTCTGGATTTCCAGGTTGTAGGGGGTGGTGGCCTCCAGCTTGCGCACCTGCATCAGTGCTTGTTTATGGCTGACCTGACCGGATTCCAGTTTGTCGATCAGCACATCCAAGGCTTCTTCATCCTGCCAGTTGCGCGCAAAGCGGCCGAACTGGGTGGGCTTGCCAGTTTCCGGGTCGTCAAAGGTTTCGATACTGAAACGCTGGGTATTTGGCTGGCCGGCGTCGGCCTTGAACAGGTCAGATTTTTTCTTGGGCATGGTTGGGGCCGGGGATTTCAGGAGAGTTGGGCGTGGTAGCCGGATTGCCAGCCTGGGTGGTATAGATGCGACCATTGTTGGCGACATAGCGGCGCACATCAGGTGCCATGGCATCCGGCACGATCAGCACCGTCATTCCCATCGCCTCGGCCATGCGCTCGATGGACGACAAACGCGGATCGCGCTTGCCGCTTTCAATTTCCGACAGATGCTGCGGCGACATGCCGACCTTAGCAGACAACATCACCAGCGTCAGACGACGCTGGTTGCGCTGGCGACGCAGGAAAGCGGGGATCAAAGTTTCCATGGACGAAGCGTAGCGCAACCAGCGAACAATCGCTCATACGATCGTGTGAATTCACATCCACAAACGCAAAAAGACCCCGCCTTCGCCACCTGCCGGGTAAGACAGATGACGAAGACGGGGTCATCGAAGGGTTTGAATTGTTGTGCTGGTCAGCGTGGCGCACCCCGCCATTTATCGAAACTGCGCGCGCCGGTGTAGCCGAGGTAGCCCGCACCAAAGAGCCACCACAGGCTTTCAGGCACGGCGTTCAGGAGCTTGGACAGGCTCTCGGCGGCCTGGAATACTTCCGCTGGCCACCAGATGCCGATGATGCTGCCGATGACCGACAGCAGGATCACGCCGTAGATTACATACAGAAAAGTCGGCCGCGCCCGGCTTGTCCAAGGATCTTGGCTATTGGCCTCGGCCAGGATGGCTGACAAGCTGACCTGCATTTCCTGCAGGGCTTGCTGTCCCTCGGCTTGTAGCAACGCCAGCTTGGCCTTTTCGCGTTCGGCGGGGTCGGGGATCAACCGGTCGATCAGGCGGGCACCGGCTTCGAACAGTCCGGGGGCCAGGGTTGTCAGAATCGGGTTCATTGCGCACCGCCCATCAGTTTCAGCTTGATGGCGGCACCGACCAGCAATGCTGCCAGGACTCCCGTCGTGATGAGTTTGATGATGGTCTGCCAGGCGGTATGGCGCGCTTCGCGCCAGGCTTCGAGCAGATCGCGCAATTCACGGATGTCGCGCGCGGCGTGACCGTTTTCCAAGCCGAGGTGTGCCAGGCAGCGCTCGGCGCCGCGTTCGGCGGCACGGGTGAGCAGGTCATCCAGATCGTCAGGGCGTAGGGTGATGGCGGCGTCGGGTTCGGTGAGTTGGTGGTTTTCTGTCATTTGCGGTCTCCAAAGCAAATGGCCCGCACAGATTGCTCTGGCGGGCCGGAGGTGTTGAATGGTTTGGTTGGGTTACTGGTCGGCGGTGTGCACCAGTGGGTGCTCAACCACGCAGGCAATTTCGACCTGTTCGCCCCTCGGGCGGATGGCCATGACCCGGGCCAGTTGGCTCCAGACCACTTCGGCGCTCTCCCCTGCCGTGCTTCCTTCAATGCCACGTGCGGGCATGTCGTGACTGATGGCGATCAGGTCGCCGAAGGTGGGGATCAAGCCTTCCATCTCGGTGCGGAAGGTGATGAGCCGCCGGCGGTAGCGGTTGGCGGCGGCGATGTATTTGCCTTCGCGCATCGCCTGGCTCTGACTGGTGCAACCAAACAGGTTGACCGTGGCTGGGTTGGCCTCAGTGGAGCCTGGCAGGGAGACGGTCACCTCGGCGGGTTTCCAGGTCTTGGGGTTGAAGAACTCCACCGTCACCGCATCGGCGGTCTCTTCGCCGGGCATCACGTACTGCAGCTTGAAACTGCCTTTGACGATGTTGGCGGTGGTGAATCGGGCCACGGGCAGCGTCTTGGGCTCGTCACGCACCAGTCGCACCACGCCGCTTTGCAGATAGGGTACGGCACGGCCACAACGAGCAATGCGAGTCAGCGCCTCCCACACCGTCACTTTCTGGTCAAAGACGGCGTCGAACTGGTCGCCCCGGGCAGCCCAGGTCTGATCCAACCGGTACAGGGCTGCCAGGTCAATCCGGCTGTCGGCCAATTTAGCACCGTAGCTGGCGCGCACGGCATCGGCAAAGGCCCAGGCGATGGACCGGGTGGCTTGCGGGCTGCTCCAGCCGGTGCTGGGGTTCCAAACCGGCAACCTGCGCGTAACCAGGCAGTTGATCAGGCGACTCGAGCGCATCGACAGGTTGTCGGTGGCGCGCATCTTGACCGCCAGGAAGGTGATGCCTGCAGGCAGGCTGGGGTTGACCAGGTAGCCACGAACCTCGCCCCAGCGCAGCTCATGACCAGCTCTGGCCCGGGTGTCTTTGTGGTCCAGCCGAATCACTTTGACCTCATATCTCCCCGGCGTGACGGGATACCGATAGCTGCGCCGGATAGTGTCGGCGCTGGCGGCGGTGATCACCTCCTGGTCGCTGTAGGCGGTGCGGGTGCGGCGCTGGATGTAGTAGCTGTAGCAGATGCCGGAGTCGTAGTCCTGATTGGCACAACTTCCCAGCTGGTATTCCTCGGTGGCGGTGTTCGCCGGAACCGGCGGCGGGCCGTAGCTGGTGCCGTAGTAACCACCTTCAGAGCCCGGGTAGTAGGTCTGCGTGGCCACGGCATTGGCGCTCGACCAGGTGGCATCCCAGCCGCTCCAGTCGCTGTAACTCATGCCGCTGACCAGGGTTTGCCAGCCAGTGGTGGGCTCGCCCTCGTCGTTCACCGCTCGTGCTTGTACCGTCCAGCGCACTTCTTTGGCGTCTTGACCACCGCCGTCATTTGCATAGAACAGGCCACGCGGCAGCAGGATGTCGATGCCGATGGTGGTGATTTGTGTTTCGGGCGGGTTGACGATGAATGGGCCCACGGTCTCGCTGCGGGTATTGGCTGGGTCGTCGATGGCGAGCAGTTCTTGCCCGGCCACTTCGGGTGCCGTGACCACGTCGTGGTTGAACAGCGTGTTTTGGCCACCGGGCAGGATGATCTGGGCTTGCACTTCCGAGAACGACTGGATGGGCGTGTCTTCGATACGCACGGCCTCGATGTCGTAGTCGCCCTGGCCGATGACTAGCAACTGGTGCAGGTACTGCTCGTTGTCGATGTACTCGGTGTAGGGCATGGCACCCAGGTCGGGGTAGACCAGGTGGCGGCCATAGATGACCGGCACCGGCTGCAGCAGCCGGGCAAAGTTGCCCTGCGATTGCAACGAATAGGTCGGGCTGGGTGCGATGCTGTTCTGAGCCGATGGCACATTGGCACTGGGCAGCGGCACCAGGGCGTTGACCAGGTAGGCACCCAGCACACTGACACCGGCGGCCAGGAGACCAAAGCCGATGGTACCCATGGCCGCTTGCGCGGCGGCAATGCCGGCAGCCGTCATGCCGTAGCCCATCAGACCTGCAGCAGCATAGGGTGCCAACACCATCACTGCGATGGATAGCACCACCTGCAGTGGGTTGCTGCCACCCCCACCACCGCCGCCACCGGGCAGCCCCACCAGCACCACGACATCATGCGATGCCAGAGGTCGGATGGCCCAATCACGGCGCAGCAGCGGCTGGCCATTGACCAGGCAGACCGTGGGCAGTGGGAATTCGGTGATGGACTGCGAGCGCATCCAGTCGGCCACCGTGCTGCCGGGCTGGACGGGGTAGAGGTCTTTGTCGGCGGGGTGGAAGGGGTTGCGGGGCCAGACAACGGTAGCTTTGGCAACAGGTAAAGCAGGCAAACTCATGTCGGTTCACGGAAACGGTAATAGCCTTCGATACGCCAACCATGGGCATCCAACGCGGCCAGGGTTTGAAACACCACCCCAGCATGGCGTACGGCGTGCAACACGCCGCCACCATCGATGTCCAGCCATACACCGATGTGCACCGGGTAGCGCGACTGGCGCATGAGAACGGCGTCTCCTGCTGAGGGTTGGTCCACAGATTTCCAGCGCTGACGCTCGGGGTGGCCATTGAAGGCATCGAGGACGGCGCGCAGATTGGTGGCATCCACCGGGTTTTGCGGAAGGTCGCGACCAAAGCACTGGCGCTGCACCGTCACGAAGAGACCCCAGCAATCAAAGGCATCCGGACCAGCGGCGCCCACAACCCAAGGCAATCCAATCAGGCCAGTCAGTTCGTGAATCTGGGCGGCACTCATCGCGTCAGCCCCGGAAACTCCCGGGCCGTGTAGCTGCGGCTGGGAAAGGCCTTGTTGCCGATGTCCATCATGCGGGCGCGAGCGGTGACACGCTGCACATCGGCCTCCACCTCGGACAGCACCAGCGTGATGGGCGGATCCATCTGCGGGCCTTCGAGGTCGTTGGACAGGTACGGCCGGTAGGTGATCTCGATCACTGCCTGCGATTCGGCCGCCGCATCCAAATGGCGTACGATTTCGCGGCTGACGTTGTCGAGCGTGACCACGATTTCGGGCACCGGCGCGGTGTCCACAGGCGGCAGATCCAACTCAAAGCCCATGGCGATGAAGGTGACCATCTGGCCGGGGTTGAGTAGCGCATCGGCCTCCAACCTGGCAGTCAGGTCGACTTGATCGCGCACCACGCGGATAGCGGTTGGGTTACCCGCGTCATCGCGGAAATTGGGGTGACGCAACTCCAATGTGTGCAGGATGATGGCGTCCGTAGGGGCGTGGGCGTAGGCCTCCTGGATGGCGGCACTCAATGCGGGATCGGGCATGTATCTACCCCTCCATCACGGCGCGATCGCGGCCAAATCAGCCGGATTGGGCTTGTCGCCATTGCTCCAATCGCGGCAAGCATCAATGAAAGCGGTCATTTGGTCCTTTTGCATCTTGCTGCCAACGCGCAGGAGGTTAAGTTGCTTCCACTCGGGGTAATGGGTGGTGATGTGCACTGCACACAGGCGGCGGGCCTCATCGGGCCGAGCCTCCATGTAAACGCGATCGAGCGCAATTTCGCTGTGGGCCAGCACACCCTCGGCCAGTGCTTGGGTGGCGAAATCGCCGTAGTAGATTTGATCGACAAAGACTTTCATGATGAGGAACTCCTTATTCGAGAACAATGCCGGGGGCAGCGGCGGCAGGGATGAATGCGTAGGGCAAGGCCAGGTAGGCCTCGATGTTTTCTGAACGATCGAAACCGAGAACGAAGTTGCTGCTCAGGGGTTGCACGACTTGGGAGGTGCCAACCACAAAGTCGAGGAATTTCCAGCCCTGGGGTGCGGCATCGGTTTCCTGTTTGGTGATGACGTGCCCCATCGGGCCATAACCCATGTAGCCGCTGTCCACGCCGAATCCCGCACGACTGCCTTGCACGATCTTCAGGAAACCTCGGAACCCCATACGCTCGGTGGCCGCCGCGCGCGCCATCGGAAACCAGACCGAAGTCCAGCCCTTGTTGGGATCGGGCGAAGCGGTGATCTTGAGAATGTGGCCATTGCCGATACCGGCCCAACCATCACCCAGACCACCCCGCCCGAGGCGCGGACCCTTGTAGTACACGCCGTAAAAGTATGGGTTGGCCAGCGTGGCGAGCTTGGGGTCATCGACAGCAGTGGCCGGACGTTCCGGGATGTACGGGCCTTCAAACGCCTGGGTATAGGGATGCACGGCTTCGATTTGCACACCGGAGTAGCTGTAGCCCACCGGGATGTCGGCCTCGACTTCGGTCATGAAGCTGTTGGCAATCAGGTTCGGTGGTAGCAGGTATTCCCCGCGTGCATTGGCCACATAGCTGTTGACCGTGGCATTCATACCGTTGATGGCGTTCGTAGTGCGCGCATCGTTGTTGGCGATGGCGCTGCCCACCGTGGCATTGATCTGATCGATCTGACCGCGCACGGTCTGGTTGAGCGCCGAGGCGGCGGCCACGACGTTTTGCAGTTCGGTTTCGATGGTCATGAAGTTCTCCGAGGGGTGGATGGTTTAGAGGTAGTTGTCGATGTCGTTCACGGTGACTCTGCCGCTGGCCAGGCCTTTGAGGAGCGCGCGCAGGGTGTTACGTAGGTTGTTGACCTGCACGTTGGCGTAACTGAACTCGTGCCACAGCGGCGCAATGGGGTAGCGCTGTCGGAAGGTGGTCGATACCGTGGTGCCGCTGGCGTTGCGGTAATTGGCCGCGTTGCCCACCGTGATGTAGATACCCGAGTTGTCCGCCGGGTAGGCATTGCCGTCGTTGGCCCGGATCCAAACCCCGCCGCGCACCGTGTCAGACGGATCCGAGACACCTGCCGAGAAGAAGTTGGGTGGCAGCAGGTTCCACCACAGGTGGGTGTAGGCGGCATTCCACGGGTTGGCCCGACTGCCATCGCCCGAAGCGGCGGCATCCAAGGGTCCGTCGATGGTGCGCAAGCTCCACGGATTCCAGATTTCCAATGGGCTGCGCACAATCAGCTCCAGGGGGATCATATAGCTGTAGCCCTCAACCACCTCGGACCGGGTGGTGCGCGCCACGTACAGCGTCGGATCATTGAAACCGCGTCGGCCATAGGCCCGGCCCGCAGCATCCTTGCTGCCGGTGACAAAGTTGCGGTTGTACTTGGCCAGGTTGGCTTGCGAATTCCCGTCCGGGTTGAAGGTGGTGTAGACCGTGCCGTAGGAATTGATGTTCTCGGCAATAAAGGCCCCTTCACCGTCCAGACCCCAGACCTGGGTGCACAGTGCGTCCATGTCGGCCTGATCCAGCGTGAAGCGGGCATAGCCGGAGGTGGCCAGACTGAGCCAATTGGCATTCGGGTCGCCCTCGCGCAGCCGCGCCAAAGCTTCCAGATCCTTGACCAGCTTGAATCGATTGCTGGCATCCAGGGTGTGGCTGACCGCCTTGACCAGATCGAAGGGGAAACGGTCCTGCACAAACTGCACATCGATCGGGTGGGTGTGGGGCGAGACCGAGGTGTCCCAGACCACCGGGCCGGCCTGTGCGCCGTCAAAGCGCCGGTAGATGGCAATGGCAGGCGTGGCACCACCCACAGCCAAGAAGGTGTTGCCCGTCACCCCGATGGCGCGGGCTCCTATGTCTTGCGCGACGATGGTGCTGCCGTTCCAGGTCAGTTGTTCCAGATGGGTATGGTTTTCCGAGGCGGGTGAGGCATCGGCCTTGCCGTAGCCGGTTTCCACATACAGCGTGCCGCCGCCGATCAGGGTGTTCATCTCGGCAGGCGTCAGGGGCACTTCCAGCCCATGGCCATGGGTGCCACCAAAGCCGGAGGCCACGACTGCAAAGGTGATGGTCGGCGTCTCATCCCCACTGGCATAGCTGGTCTTGGCCACCCGGTTGCTGAGCTTACCCACCGGCGTGGCCCGCACCCGATAGTTGATGTAGGCGTATTCCGGTGTGCCGTCTTCGCCGATGTGGCTGATCACGCCGCAGCGGAACGACCCGTTCTCGCCCAGATCTTTGGCGCCGGAGAAGTTCAGGCGCTGGGCGAAGGTCAGCAGGTCTTGCAGACGAGAGGCGTTTTCTCGATGGCGAAAGGACTGGATCTGGGTGTTGAGGTCACCACTGGTGGGGAGCTTTTCCAGCCAGACTTCGGCGTAGAGCAGATCGAGCCGGGTGTCTTCCAAGTGATCGGTGAACAGGTTGCGCATGTAACGGGCCTGGGTGTCGTTGGCCTTATCGATCACCACCGACCCATCGGCGTTCAAGGTCAAGCCGATGGGCTTGGCCAGCACAGCAGCGGGTACGGGCGGTGCATCCAGGTAGCGGTTGTCCTGATCGGCGAGGATCGGGTCGTTGTGCGTCATGCGCACGTAGTAGCCGTTGACCAGGGCGGTGAGCTCACCCAGGCCGATCATGCGGTAGTAGTTGGGGTGGTTGTGCTGGCTGTGCGCTGAGTACGACACCGCAAACGGGCGGTGCAAGGCGCCAGGACCATCGTCATTGGCGTAGTTGCGCACGTTGAACAGGCCCGAGCCACCCATGCCACGCAAGAGTTCGGCGATGTAGGCCGACTCAAACCCGTCGATCAGGAAATCCTGGTCGATCAGCCCCTCATAGGCGGGCGGGATGCCAGGTTCGATGTGGGCAATAGCCTGGTCCAGGCGGGCGACTTCGGTGCTGACACGGTTGGTGAGGTTGGCCACACCGGTGACGGCCGACTGCACCTGGGCTTCCATCTGCTTGTCGTCGAGGAAGTCCAGGAGGTTTTCATGGGTGGATCGGACCAGGGCTTCGGCAACGATCGCGTTTTGGCTGGCCAGCGGCAGGTAGTCATAGTCGATCTTGCCGTCCAGACCCGCCACCGGCACTTTGCCAGGGGCGGAATCGAAGGAGCCGTCATTGCTGGTGACCACTGCCACCGCTTGGTCGCGGTAAGACTGGGCAGCATTGCGGGCGGCTTCGGTTTCGTCCAGCGTGTTCGCTGCGGCCGATGCACTTTGACTGGCGGATTGAGCGCTGTTGGCGGCAGACGTGGCACTGCCGGATGCCGCATCGACGCTCGCATCTAGCGTGGCTTTGCGGACATTGACGGTGTTGAGCAGTTGGGTGGTGGCGTGCGTGAGCGCCGCCACTTCGGTCATCAGACCGCTGGCAGATTCGGGCATCGGAAACTCCTTGGGGGAATCGGTTCAGGGATTCAGGTAAACGCGTGGTGTTCGACCACCACGGCTTGGGTGGCGATCAGGTGCGCGGCCATCTGGGTATAGGGGCTGACCACCAGGGTGTCGGCCTGCTCGACATAGACGGCGCAGGCCATTTCCGATTCAGCGGCTTGCGTGCGGTAAGTCAGTGCGGCATTGGCCGACATGCGTGCAAGATCGGCCTGTGCTCGGGCTGAGGTGGCAGACACATTGGCGCGGTCAGCAGAGGTGCTGCTCAAGCTGCCGCCGGCCAGGGCGACACCGGCCATGATTTCACCGACCCGGGTTTCGACACGGGCGAGGAATTCCAGATCGGCGGCTGTGTCGGCACTGGTGGCTGAGGCTGATGCAAAACGCGCAGAGGATTCCGCGCTTGTGCGAGAAGCCGTTGTCGAAACCGTAGCATCGATAGCCCATGCTTCAGATTGCCGCTCTGAAGCCTTTGCCGCGAGCTCGCTATCGAGCGCTCTTTCAGCGGCATCCAGTGCCGAGCGCTCAGAGGCTTGCGCATTCGCCTCACTTTGCGCAGACGCAGCCGCTGAGTTGGCTGCGGCTGTTGCCGAATTGGCGCTGGCTGCTGCGCTGGTAGCTGCCGCAGTTCCTGAGTTCGCTGCAGCTGCAGCCGATGCGGCTGAAGCCTGCGCCTTTTCACCAGCCAAAACAGCGCTGGCTGCGGCGGACACGCTCGAAGCGGCGGCGTTCGTAGCGCTACTCGCTGCTTGACTGGCGGATGTGGCAGCACCTGCGGCAGAGGTCGATGCATGGGTCTCTGAGACTGCAGCAGCCGTTGCCCGCACCGTGGCATCGGCAGCGGAATTGGCAGATGCCGCTGCCGAGTCGGCGGAATAGTCTGCGCTGGTGCTCGATGCCGTTGCTGCGCTTTGCGCCTGTGTCCTAGCGGCAGCAGCACTGTCGGCTGAAGCCGAAGCTTCGGCTGCTTCCTGCCCGGCCAGCGTGGCAGAGGCTGCAGCACGATTGGCCGCTGCCGTCACATTGGTCAGCAGACTACTGATGGTGCCATTGATCTCGGCATCTTTGTCTGCGATCAGTTTGGCCGGAGATCGAACCTGCCCGCCTTCAGTGGTGACCACGGCAGACGTGTTGCCGTGCGCCCAGGCGTGAACCAGGCGCGAATCAGATTCCAGCTGCGTGACCGAGGTCTGCAAGCGATCTTTGAGGGTCATGCGTTTTCTCAGAAATAGTTGAAGGACACACCGTCGCCCGGCATCTGGCTGTGCAGCCAGTGATTCAAACGGTCGGCCAATGCCAGGCCCGCGTCGCCATAGACACTGGCAGCCTCAAGCTCTTCAGCGGTCAGGCGCTGCAGGTCGCGGATTTCCAGTTGGCCCGCCACACGCCAGCGGCGAGCGGGTAACAGCTCCGCCTGCCATGGCCCCATGAATCGGGCCTCGACTGCCTGCACATCCAGCGGCACGGCCAATGGCAATACAAACCACTGCTCGCCCATACGCATTTGTGTGGCCCACCAGGCATCGAAGATGGCAAAACCCAGCGGCTGAAATTGCCACTCGGCCTGGACCTGGTAGTGCACCGACAAGGAACGCAGCCGGTGCCGCGCAGCGCCGGTTTCCATCTCGGTGCGCAGCATGCTGGGCCGAGGCGACAGGCTGTAGCCCTCGACCCGTGGGGGTGGCAGCGTCTCTGGCCAGACCGACAGGTTGTTCACGGTTGTCATCGCACGGCTCCCATGGCGGGATTCAGGCCATAGCGGCGCTCCAGCGTCGGCGCAATGCCCGTGCCTTGGCTGATGGCGCGCGCCATGCGGCCTTCGATCTGTTCGATGAACACATCCAGCCGCAGACCGCCATCGGGTTGGCGTTGCTGCTCAATGCGGGCGTCCACCCCCTTGGCCTGATTGACCACGTTGACCTGCACGTTCACTGCCGCAGGCTGGGACTTGGCACCAAGCGCACCACCCAAGGCACGCATTTGCCCACGCGTAAAGACCACTTCGCCCTCCTGGGCGATGATGGGCACCTCACCCGAAACGATGCCACCGGTGTGGAAACGCGGGGCACCCGCGAAGATAGCGGGATGAACAGTGCGACTGAGTAGCGCGTCGGCACCGATCACACCGCCGCTGTGAGCCACATTGGCCATGGTGCCCATCAAGTCGCTTGAACCCAGTGGCATGGTTGATCCACCTGCGGTGCCACCGCCCATGCCCACACCCATTCGGGGTAGGACACTGCCCAGCCAATTGGCCAGCGGCAGGGTGATCGATCGCTGGATCTGGATACGCACCAGGTCGGCAATGATCGAGTCGGCCATGCTCTTGAAATCCAGCTTGCCGGTCATTACGAATTTGGTCAGTGCGTCCTCCATCGATCGGAAAGCATTCGTAGTCACCTGCTGCGCCCGTTTGGCGGCGTTGGTCGCGTCGTCGATGTAGGTGCGCAGTGCCGACTTGGCACCGTACTCGAAACTGCGCTGGTATTCGGCGTTGGCCCGCACTAGGTCTTCGACGATGGGCAGCTGCCTGGCCAGGGCATCGTTGATGGTTTGAATCGTCTGCGCACGCAGCCCGGCGTCTTCGATCTGGTTGGCTTCTTTGCGCGCGGCTGCGGCTGACTTTTCCAAATCGGTTCTGGCTTGCAGCACCGATCGCTCGGTATCCGTCAAATCCAGCATTTCGCGCTGCAGCTGCAGGGCTTCGATGCGTTGGCGGTTGCTGCCGATCAGGCCTTCGGTGATCTTGCGTGAGGCGGCTTCTTCCTTTTCGTAGGCATCGAAGGCTTTGTTGGCTTCCTTCTGGCGCTCGATGGCTTCGAGCACCTGGATGTACTGCTCGGCTTCGGCCGCAACCCCCTTGTAGCCCTTGGCTTCGATCTGCAGGGCACGGGCGCGCAGTTCAGCGGCTTCACCGTCTTGGGTGCGGGTCAGGCGCGAGCGCAGCTGGTTCAGGAAGGCTTCGCCTTCGTTGAGCTTTTCTGCGGGTTTGGGTTTTTCAAAGCCGGAGAGGTCCAGCGCCGGGCGGGGTTTGCGTGGCAGCGTGGGCAGAAGCTTGTCGTAAATCGCCTGCACTTCCTTGGCCTGCGCCTCGGTGTCGAGCACGAACTTCTGGCCCATGATGCGCACCGTGCGGCGCTGCTCGTCGAAGAATTTCTGTACTCGGCCCACATAACCAGGGTTCTGGTTGATGTTGAAGAGTCGGTCGTTGGCGGCGCCCACATAGTCGTCGCGGGCGGTCTGCAGCTTGGTGATTTCGGCATCGATGACCTTGGGGTCGTAGCCCATGGACTTCATCGATCGCAGCAAGTCCGTCTTGAACCAGGTCTCGATGTCCTTGCCCACCACCGACAGGCTGTCAAAGGGCTGGGCGATCACGCGCTTGGCCAGCACCGCCGATTCTGCAATGAAGGCCAGTCCCGAGGCGACCGACTCCAGAAACGCGAGCGTGGCCTCCCGGTTGGACGTGATGCGCTGCAGCTCATTGCTGAAACTGCCGGTCTCGCCCTGCGCCAGGATCACCTGCTCGGTGAAGTCGGCCAGCACTGGGATGACGGCAGCACCGATCTGTCGTTGCACGCCTTCGAGCATGGCGCGCAAGCGGTCCAGGTTGTCATTCAGGAGTTCGGCTGCCTGTGCAGTCTGGCTGTTGATGACCAGCCCAAAGCGCTCGGCCTCTTCCATTAAGGCGGTGATGCCTGCACGGCCCTGGTTGAGCAGGGGGATCAGGCTCATGCCTTCCTTACCGAAGAGCTTGATGGCCAGCGCCGCCTTGTCGGCCCCATCGGGCATGTCGGCGAATTTGTCGGCCAGATCGAGCAGGACCTGCTCGGTTGGGCGGATCTGGCCTGATGCATCCACCGCCGAGACGCCCAGTGCCTTGAGAGCAGCGCTGCTCTCTTCGCCCTGGACCTGGGTGTCGAACATGGCCACCGACAAGCGCTGCAGGCCTTTGACAAGGCCCTGCAAGTCGGTGTCGGACATCTGAGCCACATAGGTCAGTGCCGACAGTGCTTCGACCGAAACCCCCGTCTTTTGCGCCAGATTGGCCAACTCGTCGGCGGTGTTGGCTACCGGGAGGACCATGGCCGTGATGCCCACACCCACTGCAGCAAGTCCAGCACCGGCGATCAGACCGGCAGGGCCGAGCTTACCCAGGATCGAGCCCAGCATGCCAAGCCGGTCGGTAGCGGCCTGCAGTTGGAACTTGGCGTCATTGGCTGCCGATGACAGGAGCTTCAGGCCACTGGAAGCCGGTGTCGCCGCCGCCTCAATTTTTTTGAGCGAGCGCTCCCCCTTCTCGCCGATCTCGGACAGCTCGGCCTTGACCTTGCCGCCGTCGACCACGGACAGGCGGATGGAGAGGTTGCGTTCAGCCATGGGGAAGTTCAGTCGTCGTGTGAGTCGTTGGTCTATTCGTCTTGTTGCAAGGTGCTCATCAGGCCCGCCTCGACCGCCGGGAACAGATCAATCGCAGTGGCTTTGTCCAGACCGGTGCTCTCGCAAGCCAGCATCCAGGCGTTGAGATCCAGCCCGACTACGCGGCCCTGCGCCATGCGCAACTGGCTGGCACAGACTTCAATGGCACTCGCCGCTTGCCAGCCTTCCAGGCTTTGGGGCGCGTTCATGGTGTACGGACACTCAGGGCATGGTTCGGGGCAGGCGCTGCAGTAAGCGGGCCCGCCACCGAAGTGCCACGCGGTGCGGGCCTTCAGACGTTTTTTTCTGCATCCAGGGCGTAGAGGCCGGCGAGGTATTCACGCTCGAAGGCATCGGCCAGGAGCCAGTGCTCCATCAGGGCTGCAATCCCCTCGGATGAGACGGCCGCCGGTTTGCCCTTGTCGTCGGCCACGCCTTCCCAGGCTAGCACGGCCAGCTTGGCCAGTTCGGTGATCAGGGTAGCGGTGCGCTCGCCGGCCGCAGCGGTGTCGGTGCCAGCCACTTTGGAGGCGGCGTGGCGCGCGGCCATGACGAGTGCCGTGGTGGCGGGACGGACCTGCAGGCGCACACCGGCGGCCAGCGTGATCCAGTGCGGTTCACGCGGAAGGTTCAGTTTGATCATGAGAAACCTCAGTCGGGGATTCAGTAGGAAATTCAGTACGAAGAGACGTCGTTCACCAACTCAACGGTGAACATCTTGTTGGCCGCTGCGTTCTTGGCGGCTTGCCACTCGAAGGTGGCCTGGATGCCACCCGGCCCAGAGATGGAGAGCTTGGGCTTCGGTAAATAGACCTCGTGCGCGATGAAGGTCAGGCGACGCTCGGCGTCAATCGCGTAGCCAAAGGTCAACTCCAGTGGCGTGTTGTTGGTGGCCGCATCGATCAACGTGGTGTCGGCAAAGCGCACCTCCAGGTTGCCGGTGAGGCTGGCCACTGTCGGATCTGCGCCGTCGATCTTGCCGTCGGAACGGATGGTTTCAATGCGCTCGAGATTGTTGGAGTACGTCAGCTGCGCTGAGACCACATTGCCCAGCGCAGTACCGCCTTGCTTGATGGAACCCTGGAACTGGTTGAAGCGGATCAAGTCGCGGGTGCTGGGTGTCGCGTCCAGCGTGGCTACTTGTTTCGCTTCGCCCTGGGCAATCAGGCCCACGGTGGCGTTGGCTGCGCCGGATCGCGCAAAGCCCACCTGCAGGCTGTTGACCATGACGCCGGAGGCCACAAACCAGGCAGGGATGTCGGGCAAACCGGTTTCCAGCAACAGGCTGGGCAAACTCGGCTTGCCCGAAGTGAAGGTGTGCGTCACCACGCCCGAGCCGCTGGTGCTGGCTTCACCCAGCAGGGCCTTGAGCCAGATACCGATGTTGCGCACGTCGATGGGCACGACGATGTCGCCCTCGACCTTGATCACATCGCGGATCGGGGCACTGGGGTCGCGACCCAGACCAATCAGGTCGTTGGCAATCAACCCCTGTTCGGAGCCGAGGGTGGTGGAAACAAAGGGCAGCTTCCAGTAGTCACCCACTGGGTTGCTGCCATAGGTGGTTTCAAACGCGGCCAACAGGCTGGCGTTCGCGCCATAGGCACGGGCCATAAAGAACTCCTTGCAGGATTGGGTGTGAATGGGTGTCGAAATGGACTTCGACGGATCAGTTCAGGGAGCCGCTGCTGCTGTAGTGCAGGACCACGGGCACGAGGCAGGCCTTGATGCCACTGGTACCCTCGGGGGCCAGTTCGTTGAATTTGGGAGGACCGATCTCGGCGTACTCGATGACACCACCCAGGCTGCGGTCGGCTTCGATCAGGGCGGCCAACTCCATGAGCAGACCGTCCATGCGCGTATCACGCGCGTTGGCATCTGGCTCCGCCACGAACAGTTCGATGGCCACTTGGTGCTGCCAGTGGTAAGTCAACGGAGACAACGACACCTCGGACTCGCCCATCTCACCGTCGCGCAGAATGGCCATGGCGTGGTCGGCGATGCGCTCGGGCAACGCCGCATTGCGCTTGACCGTGGCGCCGAGGGACAAGTGACCGAGCACGGCAAACAATGCGCCGATGGCGTTTTCTCGATGGCTCATGACGCTGCCCCTCTGCGGTCGGTTTGATCGAATCGGTCTGCTATCCGGTTGGCCAGCGTGCTGATCCAACGGCGCGATGCGCTGTCGATGTCGAATTTCTTCTTCAAGGTCACTTGGGGCACGAGCAAGAACATGGGAACTGTCACCAGGCCACGGCCAGTGGACTGGGCCTTTTGTGACGCGGCCGAGAAACCGCCACGTTTGCCCTGGCGGGCACGCTGGTTCTCCGCCACCAGCAGCGAGGGTTTGCCCCTGCGGTAGATGAACCGCAGGCGCTGGCCACGCAGTCGCTCCCACAGCCCCGGCGTCATGCGTTTGCCGCGAGGGCCCTTGCCGGCAGCTGGTAACGGGATCGCCAGCCAGAAGCCGTCTTTGGAGCGGATCGTGGCACCGTCGCCATGCGCACCGACAACCACCGGTGCCCGGCTGTAGACCAGCCCGGCGGCCTTGATGCTCATCTGCCCTTTGGGGTAGACCTCGCCGCGCCAGGTGTTGGCCAGGCGCTGACCAAGGCCAGCACCGGTGATCTGACTGCGCAGTTCGGTCTTGAGGCCATCGGTGGCTTCGCGGATCGAATGCGTCACCGCCTGCTCGGCGATGCGCACCTCGTCGGCCAGCATCTGATTCAAGTCACCTGAGAGTGCTGCTTGCAGCCTCATACAGGTACCCCGGTCAGCGTCCAGATCAGGCGATCGCGGTCGGCCAACGGTTCGCCCACCACCTGGTAGGCCTGGCCCTTGAACGTGAAACGATCGCCGTCACGGGGTATAGGCACCTCGCTGGTCATCACATCGAAGCGATGCGTGGCCAAGGCCAGTCGGCTTTCGCCAAAGGACTCGACCACATCGGCCTGCTTGCTGATGAAGCGGGCAACGATCTCACGACCGTCGGCCAACCGGTAGGTACCTGGCACCCCCAGTCGACCAAACAGGCGTGAGACCGCCCTCTCAAAGGCGTGCGGCATGAATCAGGCCGTCAGCTTGATCAACACGCCCGGGCGGTGGCACATGGGCAGCGGGTTGCTCTGCGTGTGCAGGTCGGTGCCGCGCTCGAACTGGCGGGGTGCCTGCTTCGCGTACAAGGGCTGGCCCAGGGTGTTGACCGTTTCGTTGAAATCGGCCGGTGCAAAGTAGGTGCCAAAGGTGTCCACCGTGCCGACTGTCAGGTCCCGGATGATTGATAACCTTTTTCTTGAACAGGTGCGGGTGTGATTCCTGCCACCTCTTCAATGCCATCTGGGGTGTCTGGTGGTTGAGAGCCTTCTGCGGCAGATGCTGGTTGTACAGCCACACGTAGCGATGCAGTGTCTTGCTCAGATCTTCCGCACTGTTGAACCGGTGGGTCTGCAGTACCTGTGCGAGCCTGCCGTTGAACCTTTCGACCATGCCGTTGGTGCGTGGTGTACGCGGCTTGGTGAGCCGGTGCTCGATGCCCAGGCTCTGGCACAGCAGGTCGAACTCATGCTCGCCAGAGGCGTCCTTGGCCCTGCCGCCGAACAGCCTGTCGGTGAACTCCTTACCGTTGTCGGTCAGGATGGTGCTGATCACGAACGGCGCGGCCTTGGCCACCTCCTTGAGGAAGCTGCGCGCAGCCGCCGCCGTCTTGCGACGCTTGATGCTGATGAACACCCAGCGCGTTGCGCGGTCGATGGCCACGAACGCATAGCCGCGCGACGGCTCGTCAGCCATCTGGGGCAGGTACTTCACGTCGATGTGGACGTATCCCGGCTCGTAGGCCTTGAAGGGCTTGGCAGGAGAAGACTCGGGCGACGGCTTGGGCAACTGGTCCACGCCTCGGCGCACCAACAAGCGGTGCAACGAGGAGCGGCCCATCGTCGGGTGGACGAACTCGCGCACAACCGCAAGCAGGTCATCCAGAGGAAGACGCAACTGCTTGCGCAGGTAGACCACCAGTTCCTCCTGGCCGGCGTTGAGCGTGGTCTGCAGCCGGTGCGGCGTGTGGCTGCGGTCTTCGACCGAGTCACGATGCTTCCAGCGCTGCACGGTCGTGCGGCTGATGCCGTATTGCTCCGCCAACTCGTACTCGCTGGCCGAGGACTGCTGGATCTGCGAGCGCACCGCAGGCGTTGTCGTGGCGTTCTTGTGCAGTGCGATCATCATGTGGCCAGGCTCCCGGAAGTGAATGCTGCCAGAACTGCCTTCAGGACGTCCCGCCCGAAGAGCAGAGCGCGTCGATTCTGCAGCAGCCAATCATCCGGGACCTGACACTTAGGTGACGACAATTAGCTGCCTGACAGTCGCGTCATTAATCGTCAAGGAGGCGTCCGTCAGGGGTGAGGTCAGGGTACAGACGCTACCGGCAGTCAGCCACCCAGTTCTCAAGTTCGAGCGCTGGCACCCGTTCGAACTCCGCGACGTTGTTGGTGACCAGCACCAAGCCTTCGCTGCGGGCATGCCCCGCAATGTGCAGGTCATTCACCCCGATGGGTCGGCCGAGTTTTTCAAGAGCCGCGCAGATGGCGCCGTAGTGCTGCGCGGCCTTGGCACCGTAGGGCAGCACCTCCAGGCGGCTGCAGAAGTCCTCGATGGCCGCCAGGTTCTCACCCACGCGTTGGCTTTTCTCGGCGCCGTGTATCAGTTCGGCCAGGGTGATGGACGACATGGCCATGCGACTCGCGTTGGCGTTGAACGTGGAAAGCAACTCGAGCGGCCGGCGCTTCAACACGTAGATGACGATGTTGGTGTCGAGCAGGTAGCGCAACATCAAAGGGCTTCCCGCTCCGGCTGATGCTGAGAGGCACGTTCGGGCAAAAAGTCATCACTCACACGCGGGCCGTCCAGAAAGAAGCTGTCCCAGGTCTGCCCGACGGGGGCGATGATGCGCTCGTGTCCTTTGACGCGGATCTCAACTTTGTGGACGCCCTCGGGCAAACGGACGTCCAGCGGCAGCCGGACGGCTTGGGTGCGGTTGTTGACGAAGACGGTGCCGATGGACATGCTGGACTCCCTGCGCAAAATATACAGCAAGTGTATATAGCGCCACCTATCGAGTCAAGTTGACTGCTGACGGCGCACCGATTTCATTGCTCAGATCTGTGATGGGTAGAGCTTTATTTTCGCAACCTGCCCGCTGCGATCCGTTGATTTTGCGAGGTCGTATGCCTTCAACGCTCAAGAGCCCGGCAGAGAATAGAGACAGAAAAGTGGCAAAAAACGGGGTTCTGGGCGCAGAAAACGGGGCTTTCGTCGCAAGGCCGCTCAAGAAGGAAATGTGCTAAACCCCGCCATTACAGGGGGAGCGGGCAAAAAAAATCCCGACTGATAGGAGTCGGGATTTTGCATATGGTGGAGGCGGCGGGAATCGAACCCGCGTCCGCAAGCCCTCTACAGGCAGTACTACATGCTTAGCCTGGTTGTTTGATTTAACCCGGCACACGCCAACCGGCAGGCTGGTGCTAGGCGATCCGCT